TAAAACAACCACGCCATGCGGTCGGTCACCCAAAGCGAAAACTGCACTTGATCGTAGTAGTGGGGCTGCTCGCGCAGCGTTTTGAACGCTGGCTTTTCATCCTTACGCTTGCCAAATGGACACTTTATTTCAAGCCCGGCGTGATCGCTCAATAATCCGTCCGGGCTGCACCCCGCCCAATCCTCGCGTGTGATAAATCCAACCGCCTGAACAGTCAGTCCGGTTTCCATTTCAAACTCGACCAGCGCGCCATCTTCGTTTCGGGTGCCGTATTCGGTTGCTATGTTTCCGCTAAATTCTGATTCGGCGCGGTGATATTCGCGCACCATGCGGCGCAGCACGTCGGCCCGCTTTTGATATGGGCTGTTGCCAAGTATCCCGCCAACAGCGCTTGCAGTAATCCGGCCCTTGCGCGCCTCAAACCATTCTTTGCTACGCTGTTCCATGACTATCCCCTCATGTGTTTGTGGTGTGAACGGCAGGGCGCTAACCCCGCCGTTGGCTTGTTTAGAAAGGAATTTCGTCGTCAAGATCATCAGCAAGCGGCGCCGCTTTCGGCTTTGGCGCGGGCGCGGCCTTCACATCAACGCCTTTTGATTTTGGCGCTACTGCCGAAACCCAATTTCCTTCGATCTTTTCGCCAGGTTGTTCACGGTCCGGCATGGACCAGACTTGCAGAGAAATAATCATCGGCTTGTTTGTCAGGCACATTGTAAGGCTATCGTCGGTCGGCATTTCGCCTTTCTTGCCCAACTTCCCGCCCGCGTTGGCATCAATCGCCGCCAGCATACGCTTCGCCTTGTCGCGCTTCTTAGCAGCCTTGTCAGCGTCTTTGGCGTTTGGATCGTCGTCAGTCACCCACAGCTTTTGAAACACCTTGCGGTTTTTGTATTCATCCGGCGCCATGATTGACCAGCGCAGATTGATGTATTCTGCCTCGTTGCGCTGATCCCACTTAGCCTCGTCGATCAATGCTAGAACGCTTGACCCGCCGGGAATCGGCGTCATATCACCGCCGCCGGGGATTTCGTATTCCTTATCGGGGTTGTCTGCGGCGCTAGACCCGTCTCCTAAATCCCAAAAGCTCATGCTGTTTCCTTTTCTTCGGTTGCCGCTTCATCTTTTGCGGGTACTTCTGTTCTCCTTGCCTTGCCAAAGCCCGGCACAAGGCCACGCAGCGGGTTGATTCCCGCCGTTACAGGCAGCGGATCAGTTATGCCAAAGCGGTTTTTGCTCACAGCCGTTGCGGTCGCGTGAGTAATCAGTTCACGATCCCCGCTGCTGATGGCTTTTTTCCGGTCGCCGTCTTCGCCGCGCAGGAACGTCTCAAGGCGCAGGAACCCGACAATATCCACATCGTCCACATAAGGCGCGATGCTATACTTTTGATTCAGACGCAGAGAATATCGCATGTAATCATCAACATCTGGGGATTTCATTGTTTCGGTATCGGCGTGTGCAACAAAGACAACGTGCATTTCGCGCTTTTCAACGCATAGCTGCGCCGCCTTCAAGACACGCCGGTGCATCGTGCCGACCGCCGCAAATCCTGCACCATAGCCGCCGTTCGCTTGATTCAGTGACTTGGCCTTGCCGTCTTTTCGCAGCACGTCTTCGCCAAAAAGGCGCTCAAGTGCGGTGACGCTATCCACAACCAAAGTTTTATACTCGTGCGGCTCGTGAATAACGGCTTTTAGCTGGGCCCACAGACCGTCTACATCATGCACAACCGGAAACGCGTCAGGTCGGTGCGCGGCGGGGATTGACTGCATCCCGTCTTCTGCCCGAATGAAAATAGGTTTTGGGAATGTCGCGGCTAGAGACGTTTTCCCCAGTCCGCTATCGCCGCAAATCGTCACCATCACTGGTCGATCTTGCGGTGTGCTGATGGTTTCCATCAAGCTCATAATCAGTTCCTTTCGGCTCATTGGCCTTGCGTGGCAGGGTCACGCTCTACAACCTGCCTCTTGACATTACACCGTGCGTTAGCGCATTGTCAAATAGAATTTACAGGTAAGGAAAACAGCAATGACACCAGAGCAAATTCGTGATGCGCTTCAGGATCGCCGCATTGACGCAGTAGCCGATGCCACTGGCATACACCGCAACACGATTGCGCATTTGCGCAGTGGAAAAACGACCAACCCGTCCTGGGAAACCATGCGAAAGCTGACCGAGTATCTCAGCGCGCCGGGAGGCTCTGCGCCATGATATACCGCAAATTCTGGGAGTGTGGGCTGCGCGTTTTCGGTATCTATGGTGCGGATAAAAACGGCGCTTGCGCTTGCGGATGGGAGCATTGCCCGCCAGCCTCGCTGATGAAACATCCGCGCATATCTAACTGGCAGCACACGCCCCACTGGTCCGAAGAGCAGATTGACGCAATGGCTGACAGTGACCAGTTCGCTACCGGATATGGCGTACTGTGCAACAGCCTAATCGTGGTGGACGTTGACGCGCGCAATGGCGGCGTGGACAGCTTTGCCAAGCTGGTCGAGGCCATCCCTGAAATATCCGGCGCGGGGTTGATTGTTGAAACAGGCAGCGGAGGCGGATCTCGCCACCTGTATTTCCGCGCGCCAGAAGGTGTGGCGCTGGTATCACACCATGCTGATTATCCCGGCTGCGACTTCAAATCCAGCGGCTATGTAATCGGCCCGGGGTCTATTCATGCGACTGGCAAAAAATACACTTGGCACGGAACGCCAGACGACATTGAGGAAGCCCCGGCGGCGCTGGTGGATCTCTTGCGCAAACCCGAAAGGCACAGGGCCGAATATGAAGGCCGAGCCGTTGACGTGTCCCACAAAGATCTTGCGGAAATGCTGGCCCATATTGATCCTGACTGCGATTATGAGACATGGATCAGGTGCGGCATGGCAATGCACGAGGCCAGCGACGGCACCGCGTTTGATGCTTGGGACGCGTGGTCGCAAAATGGCACTAAGTACCCAAGCAAAGGCCAAGGCCTTGATAGCCACTGGCACAGCTTTGGCCGGTCTGCAAACCCCGTCACAATCGGCACGCTTATTCATTATGCCGAGCAGGGCGGATGGAAAATGCCAGTAGAATTTACGCCGGATGAAACGGCGTCTTTTCCTGAATATGAAGAAGTTCAGCAACGGGCAGACGGTTTGCCATTTGATATATCCGGCGTTGACCTAAAGGCGCCGCCGGGGTTCACCGGCGAGCTTGCGCGCTGGATCGAGGGGCAGTCGCGCAGGCCGCGCGAAAACCTTGCCGTTGCTGCCGCCTTGTCTGGCTTAGGCAATGTTGCCGGGCTGCGCTACACCGATGATAAGGACGGCGTGACCTGCAACACATTTATGTTTTGCGTGGCCGGGTCCAGGACAGGCAAGGAAGCCGTTCAGCAGGCGCAGGCGGAGATCCACCGCGCGGCGGGAATCGCCCCGGCAACCCATGGTGCCATCAAATCGGAACAGGAAATCACCCGTAACCTAGTCCGGCATCAAGCGGCTTTTTATATTGTGGATGAAATCGGGATATTTTTGCAAAAGATCAAAAATGCACAGGCTAAGGGCGGCGCTGCATACCTTGACGGCGTTATCGGGATGCTGATGTCCGCGTACTCCAAGGCTGATGGCTTCATGCTGCTGACTGGCGATATGAAAGAAGACATCCGCGCGATCCTATCTAAGGAGTCGGCGCAGATACAAAAGCGCATGGATGAAAACACGCCTCGGCACGGCGACGAAAACAGATTGTTGGCGGTAACGCACGCAATGGACAATCTGGACAAGGGGCTTGAGCGTCCGTTCCTTTCTTTGATCGGCTATACAACGCCGGTAACGTTTGACGAGCTTGTAGATTTTAACAGCGCAACAAACGGCTTTATTGGGCGCGCGCTGATATTCAACGAACGCGATACAGCCCCAAGATCTAAGCGCCGGTTTCGCAAGGCGGACATGAGCGACAAAATGCAGAACGCCTTGGCCCAAATATACATGGCCGGTGAGTACGACATGAGCGCGGCGGCGCGCGTTGAGTATTATGGTAAGCGCCGGAAGGTTCCCACCGCTGACGACGCGCTGGACATGCTGGACGCGGCGCTTGAGTGGTTTGAGGATCAAGCGGTATCGCACAAGGGGCAGACAGGGCTTGAGGCGCTCTGGCTGGGGGCTTACGAGCTGGTAAGTAAGGTTTCATTGGTGCTGGCCGTCCCAAGCGGCTTGCGCACCTCTGAGCACGTTCGTTGGGCTTATGCGCTCATAAAGCGCGACGTCGAAGACAAAATGCGGCTTGTCGTGGCAAACGACCGGCAGAAGGATGCGCCAAAACTTGCGCTGGCCGCGCGCATTGCCAACATTATTGCGGTGGGAAAAGGCGAAACGGGCGAAACTGTAGGCGTGATATATAACCGC